AGCCAAAATAGTGAGCCATTGGGGTTATACGTTCATCCAGGATAAAATGAAAGAATTGAAATGAGCAAGAACGTAAAGCAGCTATTTGACGAACTCCAAAAAAAGCATGAATCGTTAGCAGCGGCTACTCCGGTCAATACCACCGAAAAGCCCAAAGAAAAGCGCATACGCATCAAGTACCTGGAACAAAACCCCGAAGAGTGGTTTAAATACTATTTTCCTGTTTATGTGTCAGCTCCACCGGCGCAATTTCATATCGATGCCACCATACGTGTTTTAGATCACCCGGAGTGGTACGAAGTCCGCAACTGGTCCCGTGAGTTGGCTAAGTCCACGCGCACAATGATGGAAGTACTTTATCTCACCCTCACCGGTAAGAAAAAAAATGTATTGCTTATCTCCAACTCATATGACAATGCTGAGCGGCTATTACTTCCATACCAGGTTAACCTGGAGAAGAATAACCGCATCATAAACGATTATGGCGATCAGCAAAGTCTTGGGAATTGGGAATCCGGTGAATTTATTACTAAAAAAGGTGCGGCATTCCGCGCCATTGGTGCAGGGCAGTCACCGCGTGGCACACGCAACGAAGCCGCTCGCCCGGATGTTATCCTGTTCGATGATCTTGATACAGATATCGACTGCCTTAATCCGGATACAATAGATAAGCACTGGGATTGGGTGATGGAAGCGGTTATTCCCACACGTTCTATATCTAACGCTTGCCTGGTATTGTGGTGTGGCAATATCATTGCCGAAGACTGTTGTGTATTACGCGCGCAGAAATATGCAGACCATACCGACATTATCAATATCCGCGATGCCCAGGGCAAAAGTACATGGCCGGAAAAGAACAGCGAAGCAGATATTGATCGTGTATTAAGCCTTATATCCGAATCGGCAAAGCAAAAAGAATACTACAACAACCCCATGACCACCGGGAGGACCTTCGCCAATATCACCTGGGGAAAATGTCCACCGTTACATGAATTGGAATTTGTTGTATGCTATAGTGACCCTTCCCCATCTAACCGCGATCACCCAGGTCAGAAGTCTGGCCTTACCAATTCCCGCAAAGCTTCATTCGTAGTAGGCCGCAAAGGCAATCGCTATTACATATACTTTGGGTTCCTTGACTCTGTAGGCTCCCGAAAATTCATTGAGGCCATATATGCCTGTCGTGATTACATAGACGGTCAAACAAACGCATACTTCATTATAGAAAACAATACGTTACAAGACCCTATATACTCGCAGATATATCTACCCCTTATTTATGAGCTTGGTGAAAATCATGCAAAAGGAGTGCTCGCAGTTAGCGGTGATGACCGCAAAAAACTGGATAAATGGTTTCGTATAGAATCCACTCTTGAACCTATCAACTCACGCGGCGATCTTATTTTCAATGAAGAGGAAAAAGGCAATCAGCACATGCTTCGCCTGGAGGCCGAATTTAAAGCCGCCAAGATCACAAGCAAATTACTGGATGGCATAGACTGTATACAAGGCGCTGTAGTGTGTGTAAACGAGCGCAGCTATGCACAGAAAAACCAAGTCCAGTATACACCCCGTTCACGTTCAGCCGATAAATATTATTAATTATGCCAACACCATACGCGCCCATAATAGCGCCGGGCGATCTCAGTAACATCATATACCCGGAGGTCATAACAGAGATCACCCGCAACGATGGCGGGGTAATCGCTACAAAAGCTATCGCAATAGGCATAGCTGAGGTGAAAATGTATCTTACCAGGTACGACATCGTTCAGCTCTTCGGCGATGCCACCGTTACTGAGGCTAACCCTGAAGGCATAGCCGCCACTTTCTCTGATCCGTATTTGACACAGATGTGTGAATACGTTTGCCTCTGGCACCTCATACAGCTCGCAAACCCAAATATTAACTATGACTCAGCAAAGCTGCTGTATGAGCAAACTATAGATAGCCTCAAGCGTATCCAAAAAGGGCTGGCTGATCCGCGCTGGCCATACCAGGATACAACCGGTGAAACAACCCCTAAATCAGACCAGGTAACAGTACAGCAAGCCCCTTGCAGGGATAACTTCTACTATTAAAAAAAAATTACAATGGCAATAAAAAATAAAAAGACTCCGGACGCCTTTATTATCAAAGGAACGGATGCGACAAATACTAGCGCTACAGCTAACGGCACTCAAAATGCAAATCAGCCCATTACATCTGATCGCGAAGTAGCCGTTAACAAGCAGCTCGTAGTCCGCACCATTGATCGTAGCCCCAAAACACTGGGAACGTTACGCAGTGCACACATTGCCGCTGAGTCAGTTTATTATCCCATATTTCAGCGCCTCAATGACACCTACGAAGATGTATTATTGGATCGCTTTCTTTCCGGTATTATCCGCAAGCGCATCAGCCAGGTAGTTAATAAGAAGCTCCTTTGCAAAAGAAACGGAGAGCCAGATAAAGTTATTGGCAAACTCATCCGCACCAAAGCATTTAAGAATGTAATGCGTGATATTATCTGGACAAAGTTTTGGGGCCGTAATGGTCTTGAATTTGTGCCCGGTGATAAATTCCGCTACAATCCTATCCCTAGGAAGCATATACAGCCTAAAACCCAGATGATCGTAAAAGAGCAGACCGGGCTTACTGAAGGTGTTGATTATACCAATATCGGCAATGTTTGGATAATGGGCGAGCCTGGTGACCTTGGCCTGTTACTTATTTGCGCGTATATAGCGCTTCTTAAAAAAGATGCCATTGCAGACTGGGCGCAATTCATCCAGATATTTGGCAGTCCTATAATGGTGCTCAAATACAAGGGTTTCGATCAGTCTGCAAAAGTAGCTGCTGACAATATCCTTAAGAACATAAAAAATGCAGCTCGCGTCACCATCCCTGAAGAAATGGGATTGACCTTTGAGGACGGCAAACAAGCTAATGGCGATGGACAGCTCCAGGACAATTTCCGTAAAGCCTGCAACGAAGAGCTGAGCATACTGATATTAGGCAATACCGAAACCACTGGGCATTCAGGCACCGGTACCGGCGCTAAATCAAAAACCCATTCCGAGCAGCAACTAGAGATCATTAAGGACGACATGGATGACATCTGTGACGCGCTCAATTCTGATCACTTCATGTCGATATAGCTTACCTGAAGGATAAGTATATTATAGATGTGGCTCTGATCACACAGGTAGGTCTTAAAGTACCCAAAAAATACCTTTACGAAACCTACGCCATCCCCGAACCCAAGCCCGGCGATGATTGCATTGAACTTACCCCGACACTCGGTCAGGATTCTACAATTAATGATCCCGACACCCAGGACGGCCAGCCGCCCAAACCGAAGCCTAAACCCAGAACAAAACCACAACCGCAGGCCCTTTCCCTCAGCGATGTATCGGCAATGCTGGACGAAAAGCTGAAAACTTTTTTCGGCCACGCCTTCTGATACGGAAGGCATACGAACCCTGCGCACAATGCGGAGGCCATATAATTGCAAAGCTGGACGATATTGATACCTTTGAGAATATGAAAATACCAGATTCATTTTCTCTGAACGACCTGTATTTAAACCTCCTTAAAAGACTATTTAAAGGGGATGAAATTGATATTGACCAGGACACAATGCTGGATAACGTAAAAACCTACATGCAGGGCGTTTATTTAGGTTTTGGCGGCGATTTCTCCAAGTTTGAATATGGTAGCCCTGATTATAATAAATTAGCTCATTTAGAGACAAACGTTTACCAGTTCTCGGGCGCTAAGAATTATCAGCAGCTGCGCGATCTCACGAGTGCGGTAAAAGACAGCGCTACATTCCAGGAATTTAAAAACAAGGCCCTTACAATACTGGACGAATACCAGGGCAGTTGGCTCAAGACGGAATATAATGCTGCAGTGGCCGGTTCACAGATGGCCAGCAAGTGGGTAGATTTCGAGCGGAGCGCATCATTGCAAGGTAATGATGAGGCCCTTCTGGAATACCGTACAATGGAGGATGCCCGTGTCCGGGAAGAGCATGCCTTATTAGACGGTATCACTCGGCCAGTGGACGACAGCTTCTGGAAAACATACTATCCGCCAAATGGTTGGAATTGTCGGTGCACAGTCATTCAACTCACTGATGGGAAAAAGACGCCCGATAAAAAAATGGAATACCCGGATATCCCCAAAATGTTCCAGGTTAACCTCGGCCAGGAAGGATTGGTATTCCCAAAAGGCTCTCCTTATTTCATCGGTCTACCAAAAGAAATTGAAGCTAAAATAAACACCTTAATTCCCGACAGGATTAAAAAATAAATGCAAGACCCATTAAAAATACCGCTCCAAAGGCTCGAAAATGTGATCGTCACGATCACGCCTCAGCTGATTGACGGAATTGGTAAGATAGGTCTTAAATTCATTGATGACAACTGGCGGCTGCAAGGATTTCAGGGAACATCGTTCCAGCCCTGGCAAAAGCTGAAAAACGCGCCAAGGCCCACAAGGTCTATACTCGTAAACACCGGCACCCTCCGCCGCAGCTTCCGCAAACAAGACAGCACAGATCACACCACCCTTTATACCGATATCCCATATGCAAGGGTTCACAATGAAGGTTTCCACGGTCCGCAATATGTCCGTTCACGCATGGGCACCTTCGGTAAAACGTTCACCCGAAACCAGAATATACCACAACGTCAATTCATCGGCCCATCACCGGTCCTCACTCAAAACTGTGAAGGCTTCATTATCAGAAAAATGACAAACGCATTAAAATTATGAACACAATAACATCGCCTTTTGCCGTCCTTTTCGTGGCCATACAAAACCGGCTCAAATCGCTGCAGATAGAAAGTGTGCAGATATTTAAAACCATCGAGCAGGATTTCGGCCAGCTTGAAGATGCCTCCAGGGGGATCAATAAACCTCCGGTATCATGGCCATGCGCACTCATAGATATCGAAGATGCTACATTTAACCAGGTTGGCCAGAACAGTGAGCTGGGCAGTGTCAATATATGCATACGTGTTGGGTTCCCGCCATTCAGCAGCTCATCATCCATTACTCCGGCGCCATACCGGAACAGTGCATTATATTTTTATGATCTTGAACAGGCTATTTATGAAGCCTTCCAGGGCTGGACACCAGGTACCGTTACTGTAGACGAAACCACTGATCCGGTGACAACCATAAATGTTGGTGATATCTTCGGCAAGTTTATTCGTGTCCGGGCAGTCACAGAGCGCCGCCTTGATCTGATCCGGGTTCGCTGCTTATACTTCAGCCTCACAATAGATGATAATACCGCTATACAGTCAAATATAATGGTCAGCCCCATCACACTCAACCTCACCACGCAATTCAATGCGATCGAAGAATAAAAAAAGCCCCCGAATTGGGGGCTTTTTCATTTAATGATATGACACGGTTCCCACAATGCACCCGGAGGCAATTCAACACCGCTAGTCTCATTCATATAATCCCGATACTTCTTATCAAAATAATCCATTATGAATTTACGGTCCTCATTATCATACGGAGGTATTTCCTGCTTGTCCCATATTTCTTTTATAGCGATAATATCATGCACTCCAAAATTATTCCTTTCCTCGTAATTATTAAGCGCTGCTACCTTCCCGCATCGGGAACCACCTATTCTTAATTCAATATTTGACCAGGTTAAACTAGCCTTACTGAATTTCTCGCTTCTAAAATATTTTATTGATCTCGCTTGCATCGCGCCTATTTTTTAGCAGCCCGTTTTCCACCCACCATAAACACGGCACCTATCACACCCACAAATCCCGCCCCGATCAGCATATTACGCCGTTCATCCATCAGGCCAAGGTTAGCAAAATGATCCCCGTTACCATTCGTAACGCTTACATTGAAATAGAAAAGGGCAAAAACTGCTACCGCAATAGCTACAACCAATAATATTACGCCTAGGTCTTTCATAATCTGTTTTTTATAAAAGTATCAAAAAAACTTAAACTTTCGTCGCAGCTGCGCCTCACTCGGCATCTCCTTTTTTATCCGTAGCAGCACCTCATCACTCGCAGCCGTCTCATGAATGATCTCATGAATAGTAGCCTCCGCCAGGTAAAACTGCTCACTTAGCAGCCGCAGCACCACATCGCTCCGTTTATCATCATACTTCAGGTAAAAGTAATAACGGTACAATATATGCTCATTCCGCCGCTCCAGCAGCTCCGCGCTACGCCCCTTCCGCACCACGGTGCTCGCTGTCACCTCACTCACCTCATCCTCCGCAAAAAGCAATAAATCCCTCGTGAAATTTCTACTATTACCGCCCATAAATCACCAAATTTTCAAATCTTTATTAAAAGGTCATTTAATACAAATTCAAACTGCGTCACCAGCTTCGGCAGCTCCACCAGAGTATAAGCATTCAGCCCCTTGTGTTTATACCCAAACTGCTTACACCAGCCATCCAGCCAGTTCACCACAGCATACTTCTCCGCCTTACTCGCGCTACGCCCCAATCCTGCCCGCTCATAGGCCATAGCAATGATCTTCTTACGCATCACATCCGCTTTAGCCTCATCAGGATCAAGCGCCTTCAGGTGCTTGATCAAAGCAATACCTTCCGGTGATCTCATTTCGCTCACATGCTTGGTGCGCATGCCCGTAAACCCCAAAACCATAGCATCAGCGTCTACCACATTGAGTTTCCTCACCATCACCTTTATGCATTTCAATTGCGCAGTACTTATATCTCCTACCATATTATTCTTTTACATTGTCCCAATTCGTTTCCCAACACCGGTTCTTAAACCAGGTCTCCGGGTTCATTTTACTCTTCCACTGGCACCTGCTCAGGTGGCGCAGATACCCAGCTAATCCACCTACACATAAATGCCTGTCTGCCTTACTTAAGTTATCCCACGCCTTCAGGCACCTCTTTTTATTGATCGGGTTATCAAACGGCCACCAGAAGTCCTGTTCAAAATCCAGCTCCACATCACCGGTGGCAAACTTCACCTTACCCGTCATCGGCCCCCAGTTCTGTTCAAACCCCGCACCGTACCGCACAGGAACACAAGACACCACATATTGTTTCTGCAAATCACTCATAGCAGCTCCCCGCAAGTCCACGACCAGGAGCGGAGCACCTCCCCCATCGGCGAGGTTATCCCCATACAGAACCTCCATTGATCCGGTAAACTTATCCCCCGTTACAAGTATCTTCTTCATGTAAATGAATACTTTTTGTCCTTATTTACGATCACCGTCTGTCTCGGCAAATCTGCCTTTGACACCTGTTCTATCTGCCTGATCAGGTTATTTGAAGTAAAGAAAACAACACGCTTTCTCCCTTCAATTTCTATTTGCAAATGCAAACACTTCGTGCAGCCTTTGTCCCTATATTTCGCTTCTACAATCCGGTAATCATGTATTATTATTTGTTGATCAAAAACATCATCCTTATCAATCTTCTTACCCACGAATGCTTCATTTTCAACCTTAATGTTTAAATCGCTGAATTTTTGCACAGAATAGTTTTTTTTGTAAATGCCTACAGTTGCCATGTTTCATCCATCCTTTGTATGCGTCTATTACGGCCCTGTTCTTGTTTCTCTTTATTCGCCTGGCGCATGTCTGCTTTATCCGCTTCCTGATCCGTATATGTGTATGGTAAAGCACATACCCTAATACGTCAATTCCTCTCGCCGCCACCGGGAATATCTGGTAATTCCCTTTTGTTGTCAATTTCAGGTTCACATCCAGGTATTCCCGCATTTCAGCCAATAGTGCATGCAGATATTGTTTGTCCTCATGCAGTATTATCAGGTCATCCGCATACCTGAAGTAGTATTTTACCCTTTTTACCTCCTTTATTCAGTGATCAAACCACGTCAGGTAAAAATTAGCGAAGTATTGGCTCAGGTAATTACCTATCGGTAATCCAGGAGCAGACTCTATGACTTCATCCAGATGCTCAAGTAGATCATTATCCTTAAACTTCCTGCGCAGAAGCTGCTTTAAAATTTCATGATCTACACTCGG